TTAACAAACACAGACGGGCGCCCGCTGCGTTAGCGAACGCCCGTAAGGTCCCAAAAGGGGGATTCCAGATGATGATAGGGAAACGAATAAGACCCCCACAAACGGGGACGCGATCGCAGCACCCGTTGTCGGGTGCTTACCCAACAGCCCGAAATCGGAAATGGCTTTCTCGCATTGGATGAACCGCGCGAACGACTGCGCATAGGCCTCCAGCAGACGCTTCGAAACGAACTGCGCGCAGCCTTCGTCGGTGTCGGTACCGGTGAAGTCATAGGGCTCGGGCATCTCATCGGTAGCCAGGATTCTGTCGGTGCGGCCGTCAGCCAGGCGGTCTGCCAAAGGCTCGGGTTTGGTGCCTGCGCGGACGCGGCGTCCGCCCCGGTTCGTGCCATCACGAGCCATGCTTTTTCCCGGGTGTTGTGGTCCAATAGAAGTATGGAACAGGTACGGCAACTGCTGCGAGAAGCTTTAGGGGCGCTCGAGAAGGCTTTGTCGCCTCAGGGCGTCCAGGTGCTGAAGTTTGGGCTGCTTTTCGCTGTGCTAGTGGCTATCGACTGTTGGCTTACCGCAAACCAGCACGCAGTTTTTATCGAGAGTGGAAAAAACGTCGGGCCACTGCGTGAGATAACGTGGTTTGGTCTAGTGCTGCTCGATATTAGTGGAGTCTTGAATGTTCTTGGCTACGCAGTGATTGCTAACCGCAAGCTTTTCACGACATTGAGGCTGCCCTCCATCATCGTCTTGACGGTGCTCACGGCAGTGGCGAGTATTGGGCCCGTAGTACAAGGCCGGATCGTGTACTACCTCCACGACGGCAGAATTGTCTACTTGGCTTATCCCATAATCGTGTCAGTCGTAACGGTGCTTACGCGGTATTTCTGGTTCCGAAGGAAGGGGCAGTTGGGTGCAGCGGAAGGATGACTTTTCGGCCGCACCCAACTTGATCTTCCCCTTAGCGTGATCGCGCCAACAGGTATCCAGCCAACGCGTTGCAACAAGCCTGGCGCTCTTCTTCAGTCGAATCTCCAGCAAGTTCGAGTAGTCCAGCCCACCAAATGTGTGTACTGAAGCTATTCATAGCATTCCAGATACTTGCAGCTAATGCCGTTTGGGAGGAGTAGTCCAACCCATCAGCCTCGTAGGCGGAGTATCGGTTCTGATCAATGATTTCGCCGTAATAGTAGATCATCGCATCCGAAAGTGCATGGAGGTCAGCTGGCGGATTTTCTAAGAGCATGTCGCGAAGCAGGATCGCATCCGCGTCGTCACACATGTCGGTGAAGTTGCAGTTCACCTGCAGTTTCTGTGCATCAACCCCATTTTGTGTGAGATAAGTGTCAACCTCGCTAGGATCAGAGCCGATGAGTGCGTTAGCGGCTAGCTGGCGGTCCAAGGTTGGGTGGTTGACCATCAGTGAGTGAAGGTCTGCCATACCCGTAGCGAGGTCGCCTCCCCAGCCAGTCCAGGAGTCTGGAGACGGGCTGATGTAGCGGTAACAGAAGAGGGTGTATGCCATGTGGGCAAGATCGTTCTTCCCTCGATGGTGGGAATCAGTGAATTCGATTCGTTGCACTCCAATGAATCGGTCGAGGTTACTGACCAGTTCCCCGTGGTTCTTGCGCAAATAGTCATGGAAATCCGTTGGTGTCCATGCGCCTGCAGCGAGAGCAAACTTCCGATGTTGGAGGTACACCATTGCCAGGTAGGACAGTACTAGTTCGAGGACTGCTTCAGGTCGATGCCGTTTCATGGGGTCGGGCGATGATTCTCGGTATTTTCCGGCAGCGCTTTCCAGTTCCGTGAGCAATGGAAGAACCTCTGATTCGAAGGTATCTAGCCCATTAAGGCTAGGAACAGGCGGCGGAGTATACGGTTGAGACGGTTTACTAGGTTGGCTGCTTTTCTGCACACTTCCAACCGCGCCGATTCGTCCGGAAAATGCAACACGGTCTAGATCCCATTTACCGTGGTAGCCGTGGATCTCGTCGAACTGATCGAAGACCCATCCATCGGGGATCGGGAATCCTAGGTTGCCAGAGAATCCGGTAGACATATCGGAGACAAACGGCGCGACAGCGTAACCTGCTTTAACGACTCGGGCGCAGATGTTTCGAGATGCGTAGATTCCGACCTTATATCCGCCGCCTAGGCTCTGCTTTACTGCTTCAAAGTAGGGCAGGATGGTGCTGGTAACTTCAGGGTCAGTGGCGTCGTAGTCAACAGCGAAATAGATGACCGTCTGCGGGATTCCAAGACGCTGGGCAGCTGCTTGTGCTTGTTTAGCATGCCGATGCCCGTTGTCTGTGCTGAAGTGGGACAGTTTGGTGGAGTATTCCTGAAAAATCGGGAAGTACTGCAGCCCGTGGGACACGATACGTCGTAGTTCCCCGGTGCGGATCGCTTTGAAGTATTTGCTCTCTGCCAGTCCGTCTTGACCGGGTTCTGTCAGGTAACGTCCAACGATCTTGTAACCGTCGGCTTTGAGATGTTGAGCAAGCTCATCGGTGATCTCAAAACGGGTATCGCAGGCAACACAGGCACGGTCCGGGTCTCCCTTGGAGGTGAGCAGACTCATCCATGTTGTCGGGTCAACCACTCCTGCAACCGGAAGCGCGTAGCGTGCCTGGAAGGAGCGAACCTGAGAGGCCATTGCCGAGTTCCAGCTGCTGGTAACCGTGGAGGCCTGACCGTTACATACCAGAGCAGCGCTTGCCAGCCATGCCCAATTGCCGCTACCTGAACTGATCGTCTGCAAACGAGCACGGGTCCCGCGACCAAAGTTTCCTGTCGCCTGCGAAGGGCTGAACCCTTCCAGTTTCTGAAGCACTTGAATCAAACCGGTGTTCATCTCACGACCGTAGAGACCATCGGTCGGCAAAATTCCTGTATATGCCCTGTGGTTACGGTTAATGCTTTGCTGGATTGAACGGATCGACGCTTTGCCGCCGTAGTCAGAAAGCAGGCGGAATTGCTTCATCGACAGCAATGCCATCATCAACTCAACATCGATAGTCGAAGAGCTATCAGGCAAGCCGATGTCGCGTTTGAGTTTCGCGACTGAGGAGGCCACATTGTCCGTGAACTTCCTAGTTATACCGCCATATTCGGCCGGATAGCCCTTACACCACAGTGCGCCCTGAATGATCCCATGTACGTTGCTCTCAGCACTGTTCTTGCTGAGTCCATTAGGCCAACGTGAAGTGAAACGTGACTGTGTGCCCGGCCCAAAATTGTTCGCAGTCGCAGTGATGCCCAGCTCAATCTGCAACGCACGAATCAAGCCATTGATTGTATCCCAGCCGGTTGCCCCGGTCTCCGCAACAGACCCAAAACCGGTCTTACCCCGGTAGGTTGCGTTAAGCCACTGCTGTGTCTTGTAAACCATCTCATCCACGACAAATGTCCTTCCCTTGTCGGTGATCGGTGAATGAACAACCGCCACATATGTGGCGGAAGATTGTGTAAAGCGAGTTGAACGCAACATTGGGCCCAAGCTCACAGAAAATGCATCAACTGAGACACGAGGGGGTTAATACCCCGTTTGATTCGCCGTGTTTGTGCGCGAGGTGCCACGCCCGCTGAAACCCTACGAGCCTGTAAAGATCGGATCCGCCCCTCCCCACAGCGGGGCCAGGGGTAGGCGGTGGATGTACAGCCCTAAATTTTTAGTAGGTGTACACCTGACCAGGACCGGAACCTGTGTTTTTCCACCGGTCGTCATCTTTCGCGGTTTGGCGCGAGTGACACGGCTTGCACAAGCTCATCAGGTTCGCCTTGTCGTGCGTGCCGCCGTGAGATAAGGGCAGGATGTGGTGGACCTCAGCCACCGGCGTCAACCGCCCTTCCTTCTCACACATCTCGCAGAGGGGGGGCGACATAGGCGGCGCGGATCTTGCGCCAGGCAGCCCCGTAGCGTTTGTTGATCTCAGAGTCACGCTCATACCGGCGATAGTTCTGGTCCGCCTGCTTGGCGTGGATTTCGTAGTAGCTGGTGTCGGTGAGAGCTGGGCAGCCCGGCCACCCTTGGTAGCGAAGCGTGCCCGGACGTAACACGAGTGCGAGCAGTACTTCTGCCGCTTCTTCGCGCTGATGAAGTCCTTACCGCACGCCTGGCATGGGCGCGCGTGGTCGGAGTTGCGCTGGTGTTTGTCGTTCCACGCACTCCAACGACATGATGCACAGCAAAAACGAGCACTGTTGCTGCGCCCGCTTAAAGCTAGCCCGCACCAGGCACATACCTGCTCAACTAATTCGGGGTCGGCCTCGAGATTCTCACGCAGGCAGTACGCGCGCACTGCCTCACGCGACATTCCGCAGAACGCGGCGATGTTCTTATATCCCCATCCTGCACGCCGCAGGTTTTCAATCCGTCGTGTCTCCAGTGGTGTCATCGCAGCCGTCACCGTCCTATCGCCCGTCTGCCCAAAGAGGGCCTTTCACCTGTAGGGCGTGGCAGCAGGCAAAACCGGACGGGGTACTCGGCGTATCGACGGATTCACCACATCCGGAACCGATGGAAAAAAGGCCAGAAACGACAAAAGCTCCCCCACCCACCCCAGGGTCGGGATAAGTGAGGGCGCTGTGTGCCGTGGTGGCTGCTTGGGTTAGTAGCCGAGCTTGCGGTTCACGATGGCCTGCACGGCGTCGTAGAGGTGGCCGAGGCGGTTGCGTCGCTCGGCACCATTTCCGTACTCGCCGCGAATGACGGCATCGGCAAGAGCGTCGATGTTCGGTACTGCGGGTGCAGGCTTCGCCGGTGCGGGTGCTGGCGCGGACGTAGAACCGGTCATATGGTCGTACCAAGACTGTGCGCGAGCCATGTAGGCGGCGTACTGGGAGCCAGCAAGAGATGCCGGGCAGGCCGTGGCAGAGAAGTCTTTGTGCCCGAACACGTTCTTCCCCCAGACCGGGCGGCCGAGCTTGTAGTACTTGCAGACAGCGGCTACGAGGTGTGCTCCGTTATCAAGGCACGCCTCGGATACAGTCCATGGATCACTGGTCATGTCGGCGTGTTCGATGCCGATACTGGTGGTGTTGGCGGCAAAGTTGCCTGCATGCCAGGCGGTGTCACGATCCCACACGAGCTGGCCGATTGTGCCGTCAGTTTGGACTTGGTAGTGGGCGGAAGCTGGACAGGTTTGCCAGACGTCGTAACAGCCCCTGATGGTGAGGTTGCCTGCGTTGTGGTGAATGATAACCTTATCGATCTGCCGACCGTTCCTGCCGGGTGTGTAGTGTGTGTTCATGATGAGGTCGACGTCGGCCTCGAGGGTGTTCCAGTTCTTCATCAGCGCTGCTCCTTATCGGTATGGGTTTCAGTTGGGTCGGTGTTGGTGAGGGGTGGTCGTTTGTCGGCGCGGTTGGCGATCGCGTCGAGGGCGTCTCGCATTTGGGCGGGGATCGGCAGACCGAGGCGGGTGGCATTTTCGATCAGGGAGATGCCTTCGTTGGACAGGTAGAAGAAGATGACCGCTGCCCGTAGCATGCTGGGTGTGCCGATGACTTGGGTGTCGATCAGGTGCGCGAGACCAACCAGGGTGAAGATGAGAATCTTGCGGGAGATGCCCCGAAAGCCGACTGCTGAGCTGACGCGGCGTTCGTTGATGGCGGCCAGCACCCCGGTGATGTAGTCGGCGATCACGAAGACAATCAGCGCGTAGACGAGGCCGTCGAGTCCGCCGAGGTAAGCGGCGAGCCATGCGCCGAAGCTGGCGATGCCGGCTTGGATGGTGTGCCAGAGAGCGTTCAAAGACATGGAGTGTTTCCTTCCAAGGGGTGGGTGGGCATAAAAAACGCCCTCACCCGACACGGGTGAAGGCATCAAAAAATCGGTGTAGCACTGGGCTACATGGTTGGGTCAGTCAAGACCTCAAGAATTGGCAGGCTCAAGTCGAAGGATGCCGCCTGCGGCACGGGTAGCGTGATTTCCTCGACCTGTCTGGCTGGTGGCGCGGACTATCTCGTAAATCTCGTACCAGTACACGTTCGCCTGCTTCCCGAACGACTGCGACATGGCTACGAACGGGGACGCGATGGCGGCACCGATGGTTGGGTGCTTGCCCAGCAAGCCGAAGCGGGAAATCGCGTTCTCGCACTGCACCTAACGCGCGAACGCCTGCGCATACGCCTCAATCAGGCGTGGGGCGACGAACTGGGAGCAGCCATGAGCATCCAACCACTGCCACGTCTCGCGGTAGACCAGGTCAGCACCGAGCGGTTTACCATCACGCTGAATCTCAGAAAGATAATCCGATGACTCGAGCATGACCTCACCAGCAAGCACCGCACCGTCCCCAATATCGCTGCCTTCGAAATCGAACGGCTCATTCAGCGGGTCTTCCAGGCGGGTCGCAGCCACGCCTTTAGCGAGCTTCTCATTCAACGGATCGGGTTTCGCACCTGCACGGATGCGGCGCCCGCCTCGGTTCGTTCCATCTTTCGCCATCAGAGCGACCTTTCTCGATTGCTCCCTTCCGTGTGTTCGTGTTGCAATTGAGACGTGGCCCGAGCAAAAACGAAAACAGAACTCTTAAGATGCAACCACCCCACAGTGGAGCAAGCTGCAAGCACTCATTGACTCCATGCGCCCCAATTTTGAACCAGGAAATCTGGGAGCACTACCAAGATGTGTCGCTAGATGAAATCCAAGCGTTACACACGGCGAGCCACACTCAGACCGTCAAACTCATTGAGAGTTTCAGCGACGAGGAGCTGTTCACTAAGAAGTATTTTCCCTGGACGGGAACCACGTCGTTGGGCTCTACTTTGTCTCGGCTGCGCCCAGCACTTTCCCACCACGTTGCGGTTTAGACAGACATTTGGTACGGTTCCAACATCGATGAGCTTTCAGTCAATAGTGAAGTTGGCTTATCTCTGACTAGGTATGGTGAGGGAAAGATCACTGATGCGTGATATCGTCAAAATCGCTCTGGTCTATGCCGTATGTGTTCTGGTATACCAGACTGCTCTTCTCAGCGACCTGGTGTGGGTGCTGTACCCTGCGGCATTCATTGAACCGATCCTCATACCTGTAGTCGCATTATTAATCACCCGGAAAATCCAGGTAACAGACTGGCGGCTAAACTTTTTTGTTCTACCACTTTTACTTTACTGCTTTGGCGTGGTTGCTGACATTATGGCATTTTGGATTTCAACTGGAGGAAGCGTGTTTTCAACCGGAGATCACATTTGGTATCCAGTAGCTCCAAATTCCCCTTGGGATGTTAAATTGTATGGACTTTACGGAATCCCAGCTGTTATTTTCATGGCAGGCTACCTGATTCGTTTAGCGATACGAAAACGGGTAGCCTACCATGTTTCTGAACCTAATGATCCGTCAGAAAATATAATTCGCTAGTTTCTCACAGGCTTTATTTTTTACCTCTGAGGAAACTGAATCAGCTAGCTTTCGTCTTAGAAAATCACCTGGGAATCCTGACATGACTGAAGTGAATGCTGTCAACGCTCCTGATGTATTTGAGGCATTAACGCTGGTGGCAATCTGCTTGAATCTGTTGGCTAGTTTGCTGGAGTTGTTGTAGTACTCTCGCAGCGTTGCCGATAGGAGATGGCTGTTGGAGTCGTTGCCGTTTTCTAGCGTTTTAGCGATAACGATGGCGTCTCCGTCACAGCAGAGGTCGTCACGGTTACAGTTGTTTCCTACCGATTCCCATTTTCCCTTGTCGTTTTTCTTGTCAAGTACTAGCCCCTTCAAGCCAGGATGCTGACGGTAATCGTTACCTTGACCGACTAGAGCTGTGGCCACCTGATCCAGGTTCGCGCCGGGATTCCACTCAAGTGTTTTCTGAATATTCTCCATGGCAGTAGCTAGGTCTCCAGCCCAGCCAGTCCACGCATCAGGGATAATATTCCAGTTGGTGTATCCAAGTGTTGTTGCCGCCAGATGCGCCAGATCAACTGATTCTCCGGTCTTGTCGGTCATGGATTGCCGCCAAGTGTTATCGATATAGCGATTTAAGGCAGCGATGATCTTCTTACCTACAGCGTCTTTCTCAAGTACGCTCGCGTCAGCACTCCTGAAACTTTCGGCAGATACGGACCAGCTCACCGCAGATTCACCACCACCGTCACGCAGGTAGGCTTTTGCTAAATAGTTGAGTATGCAACGCCAAGTCGGAACAGCAATCCGCCTTCCCGCACCATGAGAACCAGCAACGTAGTCCTCACCAACTTTGCTATCAGCACGTAATTCCTCAAAGCGCTTCTCTAAATGCCAGATCAGATCAATCGGAGCCAGCTTGTTGTAATCGATGCTGGTGTCGGGCGCAGCGCCACCGGCACTTGAGGGTGCAACATGATCCACTGCTGGAGCTTGACTTGAATAAGCGACCCGATCAAGGTCAAACCCCTGACCTTTGTAGTTACTGATTTCAGTGAACTGATCATAGTTCCAACTATCAGGAATAGGGAAGCCGAGGTTGCCAGAAAATCCTGTGGACATGTCAGATACGAACGCGCTTCCAGCGTAGCCTGCTTTGATGATGCGGCTGCAAATATTGCGTGATGCGTAGATACCCACTTTGTATCCGCCTCCCAGGCTTCCACGCACGCCTTGGAAATACGGAAGAATATGGCTTGTGACCTGAGGGTCTGTCGCATCGAAATCAACAGCGAAATAAATATACGTTCCCGGAATACCCAGCCGCTGGGCTGCTTGCCTTGCAAGCGTGGCATGGCGAGTTCCGTTTTCTCGAGTGAAGTGGCGCAATTCGGTGGAATACTCTTGGAATATCGGGAAGAACTTCATCCCTCCGTTGGTGATACGTTCAAGTTCTCCTGGCCGAATAGCTTTGAAATAGTTGGACGGATCTTTTGAATCCTGATTGGGTTCAGTCAGGTAACGCCCCACAATCTCGTAACCGTTAGCTTTGAGCAGCTTGAGCCGTTGCGTCGTAATCTCAAAGCGGGTATCACAAGCAACGCAAGGACGCGACGGATCGCCCTTCGACGTCAGCAGACTCATCCAGGTCGTTGAGTCAACTACGCCAGTCGAGGGGAGCGCATAAGTCTCCTGGAAACGCTTGATTGCACCCGAAAATGTCGGATCCCACGTCTCAGTCGCATGTTCTCCGACACCATTACACACCAAGGCTGCGGTAGCAAGCCATACCCACTGTTTATTCAAGCTTGCATTCGCCTCATTAATCGTGCGCAGTCGGCTGCGTGTTCCATTGCCGAAGTTTCCTGTTGCCTCGGCAGGGGTAAAGCCTTCAAGCTTTTGGAGTACCTGGATAAGACCAGTGTTCATCTCGCGGCCGTACAAGCCATCGGTGGGAAGGATTCCGGTGTATGCCTTGTAATTGCGGTTAATGGTCTGCTGAATATGACGAATTGAGTCCTTACCGCCATATGCAGAAAGAAGACGGAACTGCTTCATAGACAGCAGTGCCATCATCAGTTCCAGGTCAATAGTGGAGGAACTGTCCGACAGGCCAATGTCCTTCTTGAGTGTAACGATGGAGGAGGCGACATTGTCGGTGAACTTTGTGGTAATACCTCCATATTCCGCAGAGTATCCCCTGCACCACAGAGCGCCCTGAATAATGCCGTGAACATTGTTCGTGTCAGTGTTCTTGCTGATGCCCTTGGGCCAGCGGGAAGTGAACCGAGACTGGGTGCCCGGCCCGAAGTTGTTGGCTGTGGCCGTGATGCCGAGTTCGATCTGCAGGGCGCGGATAAGACCATTGACTGTATCCCATCCGGTATTCCCATCCTCTGCGACCGACCCGAAGCCTGTCCTGCCTCGATAGGTAGCGTTGAGCCACTGCTGTGTCTTGAGAACCATCTGATCCATGATGGATTCCTTTCTTGTCACTGGTGTGTGAATGGACAACCGCCACCACACGTTCGTGTGTGGTGGCGGAAGATTTGGAGGACTGTGTGGTGCACAGTCGGTCGGGGTAATAGGCTGTTTGATTCGACGTTTTCGCACGCAAGCCCCCCGGCCCGCTCAGGCGAGGGCCAGGGGCTAGAGATTTCACGCCCCCTGGGGGTCCAGGCTGGCCGCGTGTGGGACGAACTAGCTGAAAATGACCACGCTTTGAGGCCTGGGATTCAAGGCCCACAGTGGGGCTAACGTGCGCTCAGCTCAGTAGGTGTAGACCCTGGGGCCATTTCTCCACCGGTCACCGTCCACAGCAGACTGGCGCGAGTGGCACGGCTTGCACAAGGCCCGCAGATTGCTGGCGTCGTGGGTGTCGCCATGTCCCAACGGGAGCATGTGGTGAACCTCAGCGGCCGGTGTGGTCCGGCCCGCTTCTAGGCAGTCCTCACACAATGGGTGGGAAGCGATGTAGCGGTCGCGGATCTTCTGCCAGGCATGTCCGTAACGCCGGTTGATCTCAGGGTCACGCTCGAAGCGACGGTAGCGCCGCTGCTCTTGGTTGGCGTGCTGCTCGCAGAAACGTGCGTGGGTGAGGTTCGGGCAGCCGGGGTGGGAGCACGGGCGGGCAGGTTTTCGTGGCATGCTGATCCCCGCTCATAAAACTCGTGGTGAATGGGCCAACGGCAGTCGATCCAGATCTGTCGGGACAGCGGACTACCGGTGTGGTATCGCACGACCTCTAACTTGGGAAGAGCATCTATCTCTGGCTCTACCTGCTTTTTGACCTGTTATCACCGTAGGTGCGCCTGGGAAGCAAATCATCCGGTAACCGTGATACTCGCCAACGCGTGAAGAGCGTTGTTACTATAATTTGGAAGGGCATGACTCCCCAACCTGACCGCTGATCAGGCTTGGTAAGCACAGAGGTGATCATGAGATGGAAAGTCCTTGCAGCGTCAGTCTTGGCATTGGCCTTGACTGGGTGTCACCAACAGCCAGCGCCCCACGCGACAGCTGAAACATCACTGGTAGGGCTTGGGGATGGGGACGTAACGGTCACACCTTCATCTCCATCCCCAAGCCCGCATGCTTCACTGTCCCCAGCGGATGCCATCCCATCGGCCCAGGGAGCGGATGCGGAGTCTTGTCAGCCTGTTGATACTGAGTTACTCAATCTCATGAAGCTCTATTTTGGCACGCCGACTGCCACAGCGATGGTTAAAGTTGGTCCTGGAAACGACCCAAATGAGACTTGGTGGATTGTGTCAATTGTGTCTCCGCCTGATGATGCTTACGAATGGGGTGAGCGAAACTTCCTGACGAACGCACCCACGCATCGCGATCCTGACACATGGACCTGGATTGTTTTAGAGGACTCAGATCCATGGGCAGGTGTCAAGTGGGACGAAGCCAAGCTAATCCTTGCTCGTCAAGCCTTGGTGCAGGCAAAGGCCTGTCTTAGGGCTTGGTCACATTGACCGTCTTGGAAGGGGAACCGCCAGAGCCTGAATTCTTGAAGGTTACCTTGACGGGCCAAGGACCGTATCCAACAGCGATCGCCTCGCTGCAACGCTGCGAGCCAACAGTCCAGTTCCCCCCATCGCCGTAAGGCAGGCCCTTTGCGGTGCCGTACGGGGTACGCAACTCAACACCATCCGACATCAGATAGTTGCTGCCCTTGATGACACTGACGCGAAGCCACAACCACCATGAACGGCTACCGTGACCGAGACGCAACTCGAAAAGGAAGCTCGGAGTGCTGTACTCAGCAACAGTCTTGGTTTCGGTGAACTGTACGTTGTAGGGGTTGATTCGGGTTCCGTGTACACGACCCATGATTCCTCCTGTCGGGGATCGATTGTGGAATGAAAGTGATGGCCAGACATGAAGAAGGGTCGCAGGTACCTCGGGATTCATCCGGAAGTACCTGCGACCCAATTCCTGACCGTTACCACAGTAAGTAGTGGATCGGGCCAAAGCATCCGCAGTTTGCGATACGTGCCAACGCTCAGCTGCCGCTAGCCAAACAGAGCACTGGCAAGACGCCGCACAGCCCTGCTCTTTTTTGTATGAGCAGTCGAGCGCTCGACATAGAAGTGGTCCGCAATAGTCCGTACCCGCTCTTCTTGGCTAACGTCGTCGGCGGCGAGGAAGAACGTGTCGAGTACCCACCGGTCGTCCTCGGACAGGACGCCCCATGCGGGCAAGAACCAGTCCATGTACTCGCGCGCCTGCGCATACCGGGCCCGGTAGGCGTCCACCTTGTCTAGGGTCGCGGCGATCCGGTCCTCACCCCCGCGCGGGTTGGGCGCGTGCGGCATCCCATCCAAGCGGGCAGAGGAGACGCTGGTGACAGCGTTGTAGGCGTCTTTGATCTGCTGGTCGGTGGTGTCGATGATCTGCTGCATTGCGCAGTAGTCCTCCAGGGCTGCGATTGCGGCCTTGTAGGTGTCGATGTACTTGGTCATGACATGCATGATTCGGCTCCTAACGGTTGGTGGGGGTCAGTTGTGCGGCGACCGCCTGGATTAGGCGGGTCTGGGTGGTGTCTTTGTCTGCCAGTGCGGCCAGGACCGCTTGGTCGAGAGTGTTGCCCACGGTGAGGTGGATGATGGTGACGGGCTGGGTTTGGCCTTGCCGGTACAGGCGGGCGTTGGTCTGCTGGTACAGCTCGAGGGACCAGGTGAGGGAAAACCACACCAACACATGCCCCCCGGCCTGCAGGTTCAGGCCATGCCCGGCGGAGGCGGGGTGGATCAGGCCCAGCGGGATTTCGCCCCGGTTCCACGCCAGGAAGTCCTGGCTGGTCTTAAGTTCCCGGGCCGTGGGGAAACGGGCGGTGATGCGCTCAAGGTCGTGGCGGAACCAGTAGGCCACCAGAAGGCTTTGACCGTTTGCTGCTTCGATGAGGTCTTCGAGGGCGTCGAGTTTGCGCTCATGCACCACCACCGCCTCGTGACCCTCCGCGTAAACCGCGCCGGAGGCCAGTTGCAGGAGCTTGCCTGATAGGGCTGCAGCGTTGGAGGCGTCCACGGTTTGCCCGTCCAGGCTGATAACCATCTGGGCGACCAGTTGCTCATAGAGGTCGCGTTCTTTGGGGCCGAGGGTGACTTCCTGGGGAGTCACCGTGAGCGGTGGCAGGGTGAGGTGGTCGGTGGTTTGCATCGACAGGGTCATGTCACCGATCGCCGCATAGATTTCCTCCTCCGCACCGGGCTTGGGTTTGTAGGAGAAGATCCGGGTGGCGTTGCGCTTATCGGGCTCAAACCAACGCGCCCGGTAGTGGGTGATGTACCTGCCCAGCCGGACTCCGCCGTCGAGAAGCCGGAACTGAGCCCACAAGTCCTCCAGCCCATTGGCTGCCGGGGTGCCGGTGAGGCCCACGATGCGGGTGATGTGTTTGCGTACAGAGGCCAGGGCCTTGAAGCGGGCGGCATTGTGGTTCTTAAACGAGCTCAGCTCGTCGATCACCACCATGTCCCAGGGCCACTGGCTGCCCACGGTGCGTATGAGCCAGGGGATGTTTTCCCGGTTAATCACCGTCACCATCGCACCCGTCGCCAAGGCATCCAGGCGCTGCTGCCTACTTCCGAGCGCGACCGCCATAGTGAGACCCTCCAGGTGATCCCACTTGGAGGCTTCTGCGGCCCAGGTATCTCGGGCGACCCGCAGGGGCGCGATCACCAGAACCCGGCGGGCTTGGAAGGAGTCCATCAGCAGGTGCCAGATGGCACTCAGGGTGATAACGGTTTTCCCGAGCCCCATCCCGAGGAAGATCGCAGCCTGCGGGTGAGTCACGATGTAATCAGTGGCTTGGCGTTGGTAGTCATGCGGCGTGTAGCGCACCAAGCACCCCCTCGATCCCATCAGGGCTATCAAGGACAAGGCAGGTAAAGCCCTGCGCTTGGAGCTGGCGCATCCGCTGGCGTTGGATGGCTCTGGGTCGTGCTCCTGGGGCTTTGACCTCCACGAACACGACCCGGCCGCCCATCAGGCAGATCCGGTCTGGTACTCCAGCTGTCCCGGGGCAGGTGAGTTTCCAGCACAGGCCCCCGGCAGCCTCAACGGCCTTTTTCAGCCTGTTTTCAAGGGTTTTCTCGTTCATGGCTTCCTCCATTGAGGGGCCATGTGCAGAGGGGTGCAGGTGCAAACCTAACCTTTTACATATTGATCTCACATGCATTTTTTCCACATGCGATAAATAGGTAATCAGTCTGCACCCCTCTGCACACTGGGCCCGCACTTAGTCCTCGAACTCGTCTTTCAGGCGCAGCCCGAACACTTTGATCGCGGCTCGGGTTTTCTTGCGTTGGAAGCCGGCGGTCTCACACGCGGCGTTGAAGTCGACCATGGGGCGCGCCCATCCGGATGTGGACATCGCCCAGGCACGGTAGGCCTGGTAGAGCTCGCCGGCTTTGACCTCGCTGCCGTTTTCGATCACGCATTGGTCGGCAAGGAACTGGCTGAACCAGTCGTTTTCTTCCCGGTACGCCATCGACGCCTCCAACACACATGCGGGTGGTGTGAGGTGGTAGTTCTCGGCGTGGATGAGGCGTGCGCCTTCCATGATCCAGGCCAGGATCGCGCCCCCTGCGTGGGTGAACAGGTGGTCGGCGTAGTTCTTCACGTCAGCCGCCCCGGTGATGGTGGCGGTGAAGGGGATAACGATGAGGCGACGCCAGATCCCCTCATCCATCGCCCCCACACGCGGGAGGTGGTTCGTGTAGAGCACGAGCGAGTGGGATGGGGTGAAAGAGAAGGGATCCTTGAACTTCTTCTCTGCGGCGATCTTGTCGGTGGAGGCGAGTTGTTTGACGTTGGAGGTGGACAGGCGCACGCCCTCCTCGGTTTCGGCCGCAATCAACAGGCGTTTGCCGCGGGCTTCAGCCAGTTCGGGTTTGACGTTTCGGCGCACACCGACGGTGAGGGTGTCGGCGCTGATCGACCCGGAGTAGGTGCCGAGCACGCGTGCGATGGTGTTCCAGAAGGTGGATTTGCCGTTGCGTCCGTCTCCGTAGGCGATGATGAGGGCTTCGAGCATGACTTTGCCGATCGCAGCCAGCCCACACACCCGCTGCACATACCCGATCAACTCATTATCGCCCTGGAAGGTGACCGCCAGCGCCTGCTCCCACAGGTCACGCCCCGCATCACTCGGGCTGACCGCGGTCTGCAAGGTAATGAGATCGGCCGGGGTGTTGTCTCGCCCAGATCCCGGGCCTTCACGCAGGTCGAAGGTCGCCTGGGGTGTGCAGAGCAGGTAGGGGTTTGAGTCCAGTTCGCTGGCTCGCACTTCCAACAGTGGCTGGGCTTCTTTGAGAGTGGCCGCGATATTGGCGGATCGACGCCGACCGAGCACGAATTTGTAATACGCGGTCGCGTCCTCGAGTTGCTGGTAGGCGGCTTGCTGGGCCTGGGACAAGGACTCGATCCCTTTTGCTTTCGAGCTCGCTGAGGCGATCGCTTGGGTTGCGCCAGTATCGGCCATGAGCGTGCTGGCTTGCTCGAGCAGTGCCTGTGCTTCTTCAAGCTGGCGGGTGGTGAGTTCTTGGGCGACTGCTTGTGCGAGAAGGTCGTTTTCTACCCACACTCCGCCGTCATAGGCCAGCCAGTGAGTGGCCATGGAATAGCGGATCTTGTCTGCATACTCGGTGGCCATGGCTTCGGCCTGCCCGACATCGGTGTAATCGTCAGGTTTGAGACTGGTCAGTGCCTGATACGCGGTGGGACTGATATAGGACGGGTCCGCAGCAACTTTGCCCGCGAACTTGGTCGCGGACCTCCAGATTGCCTCCACTTCCGCCTGCGGCAGCGGCGGGTCACACAGTCCTGCTTTGCGGTTGAACAGGGCCCGGGCCTGCTCACCCACCCCGTAGCGGATGAGCACACGGCCGGCGAACCGTGACAGGGTCGCGTTCCGGCTACCTTCCCCGATGGTCAGGGTGGCGGCATCGAACGCTGCGAACGCATCCACTTCCGCCTGAGTAGTCAGCCACTGATCGATGGTCATGGTGCCGGTGAACGTCTCGACCTGTGGTGTGGGGTGCCCGTAGAGGAACCGGGCTGCATCCACGGCCCCGGGGTCGAAGAAAGTGAACCGGTCGGCCAGGGATTTCTTCAAGCCAGCGTAGGCGGCAGCATCCGTGACCTGGTGGATTGGGAAGTAGACGTGGAAGCGCGGCCGGGTAGCCTTCACACCCTTGGGCAGGTTGTGATTGCGGCTGGTGGCGGTCATGAACTCCACGTCCGCGAGATGTCCTGCCAGATCCTGCGCGGTCACCCAGTCGGCAGGATCCTCCGTGTGATCGTTGTCGATGTCCATCACCAGGCAGTCGGAGCTGACGAAGCCGTGGTTGGAGCGCTGGTTAGCCAGGTACTCGGCGGCCACGTGATCCACACGTGCAGCCGCTTCCAAATCCGCGGCGCTCGTAATCGGAGCCTTGTTCGGGTAGATGGTGTTGGTCTGGCGCCCGGCAGCGTGAGCGGTAAACAGGGTGAAGACACTCATGGGTGGATCTCCTCAAAGTCGTGGTTAACGAAAGTGATCGGTAGGTCCAGGTGGCGGGCCCAACGGGCTTCTTCATGCATGCCCGCACTGACTTGTGGCGCGTAGATCCACACCTGTTCACACTTACTCATCACGATCCGGCCCATAAACATCGCCAACTCGCGCGCATCTGGGTCGGCGTCATCCATGAACTGCGGGAACAACAGGTGCGGGGTAACCGGAATACATCCGCGCTCAACTAGCGCCGCGCTGAAGCGGCGTGCGAGAGCGACATTGGCTCGCGTGTCCCCAGCGAAGGGCGAGCACACGTAGACAAGGGGCCTGTAGCCGAACCTGGTGCGTTGATCGTGTTTGAGAACCTCGAAAGCTGTCGGGTCCGGGCAGCCTGAGGGGTTCAGGCGTTCAATGCGTAGAGTCGGCGAACTCATAAAGCCCCCTGACGTTTGATCCACTCCATGGCGTATCGCTCTTCCCGATGTTCACGGTGGTGGCGAATGCCGACGCAGCGGACCGTGCCCATCTACCTGTAGGCGTGGCAGCAGGCAAAACCGGACGGGCCAGCCAGAAGATGTTTCAGCCCGGCTAGTCCTTCATATAGAAAGCACACTCGTAGCCGTCAGCGTTCAGGGGCAGCCCGTCAGTCCAGGCGGGACCCTTAGTCATCAGGGCCACGATCTCGTCTACGCTCGCACCACCCGCTGGTTCGTCGATGACTGCCTCGTCGTGAATGTGCATGACGATCCGGTGGCCTGCGGCGTCGATGGCGTGCATGGCATGAGCCAGCAAGTCCCTGGCGGTTGCTTGGACGATGTTCTCTGTGAGTTTGCCGCCGTAGGTCTCGACTGGACCCCACTTCCTCGTTTGGTCGACGCCGTCGAAAACAATTGAGTCGCGCCCAAACTTGTTCTGCCCGATCCTCGCCTGCGGGTATGTGAGCTCCCGGCCAGAAGGCAGGCGGATAAAGAGGCAGCCGGATGCGTAGCGCATGCTGATCGTGCCGGTCATGGTGGGCTGGCGGGTGGTGATGGTCTGGACGGCAGCGCTTTCGATATCCCACCACAGGCTCACAATGGCCGGGTTTGCTTGACGCCACGCATCCACCAGGCCAGGCAGATCCTCCTCCGCCAACCCCATGTTGAGAGCGCCCATGTTTTTCAGTGCCCCTGTTGATCCGCCGAAGCCACAGGCGAGCTCAGCGATCTTGCCTTTCTGGCGCAGATCAGCGTTGGGACCGTGCTTGGCTACAGGGACGCCGAACATCTGGGTGGCGGACTGGCAGTAGATATCCCCACCCTGCCTAAACAGGTCGAGCCGCCATGTCTCGCCAGCAAGCCATGCGATCACCCTGGCTTCGATGGCACTGAAGTCAGCGACGATGAAGCGACAGACTTGGCTGGGGATGAAGGCTGTGCGGATCAATTGGCTGAGGGTGTCTGGTAGTGGGTCGTAGAGCAGTTCCAGGGTCTGACTGTCACCATCACGGAGCAGCTTCCTTGCGGTGGCGAGGTCGCTCATGTGGTTGCGGGGCAGGTTCTGGACTTGGATGAGCCTGCCCGCGAAGCGCCCAGTGCGGCCCGCTCCCATGTACTGAATCAGCCCTCGCGCACGCTCATCGCTGCCTGCGACCGTGAGCATGGCTTGGTACTTCTTCACCGACGACTTCGCCAACTCTTGGCGGAGCCTGAGCACCTCAGCCACATCCCCGGTAGCCGTAGTGAGGGCTTGCTCAACCTCCGCCTTGGTGAGCGACTCCAACTTGCAGCCGCGCGCGGCCAGCCATTCCTTGAGCTGCACTGGGCTGTTGGGGTTATCCAGGCCAGTGAGTTGCTGCGCCCGCGCCAGGCGGGTTTCACGGTGGGCGGTGTCTGCGGTGACGGCGTTGGCGGCGAGCACGGTGTCGATGCGGACTCCGCGATCGTTGATGCGCTGATCCAAGGCGTAGGTCGCCCACTCACTCTCAGGCATCGGGTGCTTCGCGAGCCGCCTGCCGAGAGCGACCTCTACATCCACGTCCGCCTGGTTGTAGGAGACGAACTCCATCCACGCCACCGGATCATCACCAGGCCCCACCCTGCCGCCGTCCTTGTCCGGGATGGTGAAGTGTCGGATGAGGCGCTTGCCCGCCTGGTCTTTCTGCACGTCCAGGCGTAGGGCTTTGGCTACGCCGTCCAGGCTCATCGGCAAGCCGAGTGAGGCGGCCCAGACCATGGTGCAGTGCCACTGGGCGGGATCCAGAAACCCCTCACCCAGTAGGTCCGGGTGGTGGCGGCGTAGGTGGGCGGAGAGGCAGATGCGCTCGAAGGCTGCGTTGAACGCTGACTTCACCACCCCCGCATCCGTGAGGGCCGCCAGGATCTCGTCGGGGATCTGCTCGCCACTTGCCAGGTCGATGACCCGCGCGAGAGCGCCGTCGATGGAGTATCCGAACAGGAGGATCTGGAAGGCGGGGTCTTCGGCGTAACGGTACACGCCAGCCTTCGTCAGGTCCGTGGCGCTAAAGGTCTCGAGGTCGATGCTCAGATGCTTCATCGCGGTCGCTCCCATTGTTGGTGGCTGTGTTCATGGATGTGGCGGAGCGCCAACAGGGGGGTCTGTCAGCACTCCGCCACGAGTGGGTTGGGGTTAGTTTAGGAAGTCGGCCCCGGCACTAAAGGCGGCGAAGTCGTCCGCCGCACTGGTGCGCCCACCACCGAGCGGCTGACCATCACGGAGCTTTTGCACGTTGCCCAGCCCGCAGGCAATACCACGGTTGCCGTTCGTGTTGAACGCGTAGAAGGACAGGCTCACCCGCGCATAGCAGCCCGAGTACACCTCTGTCGGGGACAGGATCGGCTGGAGGCCAGCGTCCACGATCTCCGGGGGCTGGATCGAGTTGGCGTTGACGAAGAAGGACCCCTTGTAGGCCTCGTCGTCACGCTCGAGATCACCGTCGCGCAGCGGCAGCTTGAGGGCTGCCTTGTTGGGGTGCTTACCACCGAACTTGCCAATACCAGCCTCGATCGCGGCGTCGATCGCACGCTCGATCTTGGAGATGGTCTCAGTGTCGGTCTTGGGGATGATCAGGGACACCGAATACTTGGGCTTGGATCCATGAATGGACTGGGGCTCAAAAAGATGCGCGTAGGACAGACGAACTTCGCCGGTAACCACGCGGGTGGGGCTCGTAGTGTTCATGATGGTGACCTCCTTGGTCAGTTGTGGTTGGTGTTGGTGAAATCAGTGGCGGCACTGACGCGCTGCAGCGCTGGCCGCTTGTCGGACTCGGGAACGAGCGTCGGCCGCCCTTCTGGTTTGACGACCAGATCCCCGAGAACGTCTTTGAAAGTGGATCGGCCCATGAGCTTCTCCATGGCAGTGATGCCGATGAGCTTCTTGTCCCAGATATCGGTGTAACCGGCCTGCTTGGCGGCCTCAGCCACCGCAGCCTCGTCCGAGTACTTGCGGACTGACCGGCCTGCGACGACCTTGAACCCGGGCACCTGAGTGCCGGCCTGGGCTTGGGCTAGTGCCCATGCCTCCACATTCGACGCCCACGCCTTGAGCTCAGGAATCCGGGTGAGGACGCCCGCGACCTCGTCCAGGGTGAGTTCTGCGGGTGGTGCGAACTCGTGGCGGGCGAGCGCCAGGTTGGCGTCTGCCCTGGCGCGGCAGGTGGGTGCGATCCGGCAGAACTGACACCAGGCCCCGGCCTTGTACTCACCCCCACCGGCGGCTGCGATAGCGGCGATGGGTGCCACGGTCTCCTGTCCCCAGGTGATGAGATCAGCAGTGCTGATAGTCCAGGTTTCGACGTTGGCCCGCCTGGGTTGGAAGATGCTCAGCTGTACCTCGGTGATGTCGTACAGAGCTCCGAACGCGGCCAGAGCACCCAGCCCATAGAGCTTGAGCTGCGGGTTGTCCACGGCCGAGACCTGCACGCCCATCCCGTACTTCAAATCAATGACGTGCAGCGTGGGCTCGGCAACGATCACACAGTCCCCGGTCCCGAAGCCGCCAGGAGCGACATGTGAGTAGTCCAGGCGCTGCTCAACGAACACCTGCGCGTCCGGGCACGTCTGACGAACCTCTGCCAGGCGCTCGAGAACAAAGTCCACGTAGTCGCTGGTCAAGGCGTCCATCTCGTCGTCGATCCACTCAGAAGTGGGGCGCTTGGAGCGGCGCTTCAAAGCTCGCAGCAGCTTGTGTTCTGCAAGTGCGTGAGCGGCCGTGCCCTGCAGCGCGGCGTCCGATGGGGCGTCTGCCGTGCCCTCTACCGCTTTGGCAGAGGGCGGGCAGTTGAGCCACCGGTGAGCGCTCGAGGCGCTCAGGAGTGCGTGGCTGTCAGGCATTGCGCAGCTCCTCAGCCTTAGCCAGCAGCGCCGGGTACTGGACCGGGTCCACCTGTGAGAGGGCCTCAGCTCCCAGATCCAGGATGAGTTGGTGCACTTGAACGGTGAGGCCTGCCTGAGACAGTTCCACCAGAACGGCCCGGACCTGTTCCAAGGTGACTGTTGGGGCGGGCGGTGGCTCCGGCGTCGGGCTCAGCGTGGCAGCGTTCATGGCTGCGGCTTCGCGTTCGGCTTCCTCCTCAAGCTGTGCCTGGAAGGAGGGGTCGTCCAGTTGAACGGCAGCCAGTGGACGTAGGCCAGTGGCTTCGGCGTGGTCCTCAATCGTGGCCCACCCGTCGGCTTCCAGCGCCTGGGCGATCATGGTCACGCCCTCAGCAATACGGTTAAAGCCGGCGATGAGTTGGTTGCGCAGCTGCAAGTTCATGCTTCCTCGCCACCCTTCACACTCGCAGGAGTCGAGCTAGTGGCGTGTGCCTTGATGGCGTCTGCCAGCGCCGACAGGTCGTCACCGGTGCGGGTGAACTGGACTTCCACGCGATCGGCCGCGTCTCCGGGAAGAAGTACGGCCATGTGGTGGCGTGGGTTGCTGGTGCCGAAGAAGCGCTTGATCATGCGGCGGCTCAGCCGCACTTTCTTGGCCGCCAGGACTGTCTGGGGGTCCGGTGTGCGCGAGAGGCGGATCTTGAGTGCGTTACTCATCGTGCCCTCCTGTAAGGGTGGTGTCGGTGGTGCGCTTGGTAGCGCCTTGCACCTGTAAGGCGTGGGGAAGGTCGTAACCGGACGGGTCGGCCAGGATCTTTTTCTTCAACTGGGCCATGCCACGGCTAAACGTCTTGCGCACCGCGTCAGCACTGATGCGTTGACCCTTGCCGGTCATGTCCTCGGCGATTTGGGTGTACTGGTCACGATCGATCGCGTGCAATTCGATGAAGGCGGCCTGCTGGGGCGTGAGGTCACTGAGCAGGTCGAGCACGACAAGGTTTGACAGGACCTGTTCTTCCATGGGGATGCCGGGGGCTGCGAAGAAGTCAGCACCAGCGTCACCGTGATCGATGCTGACGTCGGTGCGGCGACGGTTGTTAGCCTGGCGGTATTCGCGATAGATGCTGTCGAGGTGGGCTTGGACCCAGTCGGGGCGATTGTCCTCGTCGAGGTAGAAGCGGCGCGCTTCAGGATCGTTGGGCAGTTCGGGTACGCACAGCCTGATCTGCTTTCCGCTGGGGGTTGTGTAGTTGACGATGAGGTCGGAAACGGACGGATTGGTGGAGCTGGCCGGAGTTGGCATTGACTCGTCCCTTCAAATGAAGGGAGAGCCGTTGAGCTGTTACGGGCTCACGATGGGAGGAAAACTGGTAAGAAAAGACCAAGGCGGGCACCCCGCAAACGGGGCACCCGCCAGGTCAACTCAACAGCTCTCCCACATGAACACGTGGGACCGGGCTTGATCAGGGCCTGGCCAAGAATCCCGGCCAGTCACCCACACTCGAGATGAGACCTGAGTTACGCTGTTTCCTAGGAATTGATGGGAACCAGTTGGATCTCGTCTCGAGCGTGGAACGAACCCTGCCGTTCATCTCTGACATCAACCGTGATGTTCAGAAGGTTCAGCGTCTACCTCGAGACCATGTTCAGAAGGTTCAGAACGTTCGGAATTTTCGGGAGTAGGCATGGCCCAGCTTGAACAGCCGTATGTTCGGCTTACAGGCGGCACGTTGCTCGCCTTGCTTAAGGCTGCCTTCCGCACGCGTTCTAAGAAGCGAGACTCCTATGAAGGTAAATCGGACGGCCTGACCGACCTCGGGTTAGTCGAAGAACTCATCCGGTTGGTGAACCCTGACGCCTACTTTCCCCATCCGGATGCCATGCGAAAGAGCGTGTCTAATTACAAGTCGTGCGTTCTCGAGAGTGAGGGAACATTCGCCTACCTGGACATGCGCGAAGATGCCCACCAAGAGAAGTTCGCGCGCATGCTTGACGATAACTATGCCGTCCTCGCTGAGCGAATGAGCGAGGTGGTTGATTTCTTCCTCGATTCCGACGAGCACCAGACACAGTGGCTTGTTCAGGCATTGCTCACCGCACTAGACCGGGATAACAGCATCGAGGCTTCAACACCACTCTTTGTTGTGCCCGACGGGCGCCCCATCACTAAGACAGAACTACTCGCAGCCGACGAAGTCTGCCTCGACACCCTCATCCTCGGACTGTGGTACTTCGCGATCACCAGGAACCTGCCCAACAGCGCCGGACGCGAAACCTTTAAGCACTGGCACCATCCCAGATCCAACGGCCGTCAACAATGGAGAATCAACCGCCAAGCCGTTAACGCCGACACCTCCCGTCGCCCCGCCGTGACGCGGTGGGCAGAGTATGCGCCAACCCTGAACAGCGAGACTGGCGAAGAAGAAGATCGGGTGGAGCTGGACGTTGATGAGACGGCTTCGACAGACGTGATCGACGCTGAAATTCTCGATGAGAACGGAGACAGTACAGATCAGGCCGCAGCGCATGATGATTCTGGATCTACCCAGCAGCCAGCTGTGCCGCAGGTCGTGTTTCAACAAGTCGGGTCGAACAACATGCAGATCGGCACGATCGGTACTCTCAACATTGGCGGGTGGAGTCAGTCATGACCAGCCAGGACCTTGCCAAGGCAGTTGCTGGTGCTCTAGTGACACCAGATCAGCCATCCTCTTGGGAACAGCGCGGCGACAACAATCTTCAAGTAGGGCATGCTGACGCGCTTCATGTGTACCAACAGTTCGCAGCAACACAACGTGAATCTCTGATCTGTCCTGTACGCGATGACTGTTTCCATGTGCTCGTTGGTAACGTCCCAACAGGCCAGCAGCAAGGAACCCTCACGTTCACCCTCTCTCAAATCCTCGACCTAAGCTCGACTAGCCGCGAGCTCTTCGAGCGTTACAGGAAGCTCGACGCGGACAGTGTCGACGAGCTCAAACTCTTCCCGGCCATCATCGCCTCAGAAAATCAAGACTATGGGCGAGCGTCGGCGACTCAGTTCGCGGGCGTCGGGATCATTACTGATATCCGACTGCTGCGTTCTAGTGCTTGTGTTGACTACCTGGTGTGGGACCTGATTGGGCAAAACAGCATCAATGGCCTGTGCGACGAACTCGATTTGCGCGGCAACAAGGTTTACACCGAACTTGATGAAACACACTGGGCATTAAAGGAACGAGACCTCGTGGGCGTCCTCCAGTCTGTCGGCCTCCCGGTCGATAAGTTCGTAGCGAATACTCAGAAGGTTGGTCATCGTGGCTGAAGACTTCAATGAACCCTGGGTCAGCCTCGAGCAAGTGGCGGACCACCTCACGGTCAGCAAGGACACGATCCGTAACTGGATTAAAGAGGGGCTCCTGCCCGCCTACAGGGTCGGCAAGATGTACAAGTTCAAGCTCTCTGAAGTGGATCAGTGGGTGCGTGAAGGGAGACTGGATCTGGAGGTGAAGCGATGAGCGACCGCAGTAAGAAGATGCCTGCGGCCATCGAGCGCATCACTGTCAATCAGGCCACCTTCGCCGGACAGGAGATCACACCTACCTACATCAACTTCGTCTTCGGTAAGAACGGGACCGGTAAGAGCACTATTGCCAAGGTGCTAGGCGAGGGTTCAGGCGTGACATGGCAGGGTGGAACCGAGCAGGCCAAGGTGCCGGTGAGAGTGTTCAATCGGGATTTCATCAGCCACAACATCAGTCAACTCGATGGGCTCGCCGGTGTCTTCACCATGGGTGAGCAAAACATCGAAATCGATCGGCAAATCACCAAGTTACGCGATACACAGCGCCAGGCCGAGGAGGACGCCGAAGCCTGTGGCCAGGAGGCAGCCCGACTTGGTCAACGACTAGCACAACTGCGCTCAGCGTTTGAAAAACAGTGCTGGAGTGCCACTCAGAACCTTCGCTCTGAAATGCCGTTCGCGTTTAACGGTGTACGAGGCAGCAAACAAAAGTTCGCCGACTACGTGCTTGCCCAGACCACGGCAGTAGACCATGACCTTCAGGCGCTTATCGCGCAGTACCGGCTCGCTCACGACAGTAGCGCAACCCAATGCGCCCCGCTTGATGACATCGAGGTTCACACCCCAGATGAGTCGATTCTTGCTGAACCGATCGTCAGCAGCGTTGAAAGCGAGTACGCGCGCTTCGTGTCCAAACTTGGTGCCGCCGACTGGGTGCGCCACGGCCACACCCACTACTCCCAGGCCGCAGGAACCACCTGCCCCTTCTGCCAGCAAACCCTGCCCATAGATTTCGAGCAAACTATCAAAGCTTGCTTCGACAGCGAATACGACCGCAAAGTCCAGGCCCTTGAGACCTTCAGCCGCGCCTACAAGCAAGCAACAGCCCTACTAGAGCGCATGCCGCTTTCGCGCGATCTGGGCCCTATGCCAGAACAAGCCGACCTAAGCACCTACGACGCCCTTGTCACCGCGCTCAAAGACCGGATCAGCAGCAATCTCAACCGGATCGATAACAAGCTCAACGCTCCCAGCACCACCGTGACGCTCCAGCCTCTCGGAGAGTTGGCGGACCAGGTCCGCAGCACTGTCGGCACGATCAACGCCGCGATTTCAGAGCACAACGCCACTGTCGCCAATCAACAAACCCGCAGACAAGAATGCGAGGTGAAAGCAGGTCAGCTCGTTGCCCACATGCTTGACCAGCAGATCCGCCGCTACAACGAAGAAAAAGACGAACTAGCCGATAAACAACGCCATGCTCGCAAACTCGAGCAAGACGCGAAAACGCGAGTTAGCAGCTCTCTCAGGGAAATTCGCCGTCTTGAAGCGACCGCGGTGAACACCACAGCGGTGATGAATCAGATCAACGAACACCTGCGTCGATCAGGGTTCCAAGGATTCCACCTGTGCGCGCACCCCAGTCAGGAGGGTAACTATCAAGTATTACGTGACAGCGGCAGCATCGCGCAGGAACTTTCCGAAGGTGAGCAAAACTTCATCGCCTTCCTGTACTTCTACTTCCAGCTCCAAGGGAGAGACACTCCTGGCCAAGACCGCTCACGTACCGTGGTCGTCATCGATGACCCAGTGTCCAGCATGGACACAGATGCCATCCACATCGTCGCATCCTTGACCAGACGGCTGATTGACGAGTGCGCCAACTTGCCAGACCCGCAGTCATCGGGAGAAAAAGACAGCTACATCCAGCAGATCTTCATCCTGACTCACAACCCGTACTTCATGGACGCGGTCAGTCGGCCACGTCTCAAGAACTACCGGTACGTGGCCCTGTTCAAACTTACCAAGAAAGACAACCAATCAAGTATTGAGCCGTGCATCTGCCGATCCGAGACCCTAGCCACCGAGTTTGAGAACTACTCACCGGTCATGAACTCCTATGCGGCCATGTGGCAGGAATACCGTGAAGTGACTAACCCTCACGCCCTACTGGGTGTGTGCCAGAGAATCTTGGAACACTACTTTCTCCACATCACCGGCCACTCTGCTGACAGCCTGACTGAGCGGGTGCTCACCACCAACCGAGAACTATTCGTCGACCGTCTACCTGGCGGCAGCGTGGACGAGACCGCACTCCACCATGCCCAAGCGCTTCTAGCCCAAATGGACACCCGCGACAACCCAGTGATGTTCGACGATATGTACGCCAGTACCGAGATCAATGAACTTCAATGCCGCGACGCATTCAGGACGATTTTTGAAGCCATGGGACAGATTCAACACTTTGAGATGATGACTGCCCAAGGAGGTCCTACCTGACAAGATGACAGATAGGCCAGCCTCAGTGTTTCACCCCAATCCCAACAATCACTGGAGTACGGCGAATGCCTTCTTTCTAACCGTCAATATAGGGTTGGTGCAGTAGCCGGATTGTTCCCTTCAAATTCAGGTCCCTGGGCGCTCTGAGCAACGTGCGCGGCAGGGATCGTGTTGGCGCTCTGCTGGTTCTTGCTATTGCGCAATTACCGTGAACTCAACAAGGCAAAGTTTAAGGTCATCAACGCTATCGAGCATGACTATTTGCCAGTTCAGCCTTTCAGCGATGAATGGATCGTATTGGGGAATTCTGATGAGCCCTTTAGCCGGATCCAGCGCAAAAAGGTTGAGTACAAGCAGTTGGGGAACGCCGAAAAGTACGTCCCAATTGTGTATGCGGCGCTCTATGCTGCGTTTGGATTGCTAGGTGCGTAAATGAACTACATCGAACGCGATGCCGAACTGATCCGACAGCAGATTCCCGATGGTACAGAGATACCGCCACAATCGGAGGCACTCTTCCGTGCCTACGCGGTACTTATGAGAGCCAAGGGAACAAACACCTGCTGCGAAGACGTCCACGACGCTTGGACTGCTTAGATCAGCGAGACGGACCCCGACCATGAAGCTGCTCGTCCTTTTGACCAACTCGATGCTGAAACACGATCGGCGGATGCACCCTTTCTCCAGGTAATCATCCAAGCGGCTCGTGTAAAGCAACAGGAATCGCAGGCTTAGATGCGTTCATCCGTAGGAGCCACACGCCACACACCCGCTACACCCCCTGTGCCACAACCCGCCAACGCAACGGGCTCCACGGGCCACACCCGCCACACCCTCGCCCCCAACGGGCCTATCAGCTCACTCGGGTACACTAGCGGGCGTCAGAGCGGATCTACCCGGAAATGGAGGTCTCCGGGCTAGAAACCCGCACAAACCCAACAAGGATTAGTCACGCTGTTTATCAAATACGAGGTATAGGGCTCCAATTAGACCTCGGATGTGATAAGTCCGGGGTCTTTCTGTTTACGGGTGTTTGGCTGGTGTTAGGCCTGTTCTCCCTTGGGGGGTGTGAGCGTTTGGCCGGTGTTTGACGAGTGTCTGACTAGTGTTTGGCGGTTGGGTTCTCGCAGCAAAAATGCCCGCCACCGGAATACCGATGACGGGCCTGGAAAGAACCAAGAACACGCGAGTTACAGGGCGACTTCGATTTCGTGGCCGGACTTGAAAATGAAGCAGATGAGTCCGGGCATGATATCCGGGCTCTGGCGGTGGACATGCACGCTGATGCGCCAGCCGATCGGCGAATAGCCCGCCGAGTCAGTGCGCGGCGTACAGCGGCCCGGATGGAGACCTTGGCACTGGAGGTGGATCTCCCCGGCCACGATGATCCGGTCCTTGGTCGCCATCACCTCCACCGCACACCGAGCAGACGGATCCTCAAACAGGAGGTCATCCAGGATCGTGTCAGCAATCAGGTCACACAACTTGTCCGGGTGACCAACACAGGTGAACTCGCAGGTACGGATACTCGTCATCAGGGCTTGCTCCAATCAACTGGGGTGAATACAGAAGAACCCGCACACCACAGGCGGTGAGCGGGCAAGAATTCAGGACGTACACGGTGTACGCCGCGGGGCGGGGTGGTTAGTCAAGGAGGCGTTTCATCAACTGATCCGCGGGCGTCGCCTCGGAGTAGTCGCGGTGGCGCGGACGATCTCGTAAATCTCGTACCAATACACGTTCGCCTGCTTACTAAACGACTGCGACATGGCGACGAACGGGGACGCGATGGCGGCACCGGTGGTGGGGTGTTTGCCGAGTAGGCCGAACTTGGAGATCGCCTGCTCGCACTGCACATAACGCGCGAACGCCTGCGCATATGACTCGATCAAGCGTGGGGCGACGAACTGGGGACAGCCACGAGCATCCAACCGCCGCCACGTCTCGCGGTAAACCAAATCAGCACCGAGCGGTTTCCCATCACGCTGAACCTCGAAGAGATAATCCGATGGTTCTGGCATTGTTTCACCAGCGAGCACCGCACCGGCACCGATGTCGCCGCCCTCAAAGTCGAACGGCTCATTCAGTGGGTCTTCGAGACGCGTGGCGGGGCGTCCAGCAGCAAGCTTCTCGTTCAACGGATCGAGTTTCGCACCCGCACGGACGCGGCGCCCGTCTCGGTTGGTGCCGTCTTTCGCCATGGGTTGCCCCGCCGTAGAATAATCATGGTTTTGGTGCTGGAGCCCGTGACGGGGGTGTAAATGGTTGAGTCTTTCAAACTATTCGTTCGGACCTACACGTATTGGGTAGGACTCATCCTCGGCTTTGCGATAGTGCCCGGTTCCCTGCTCTTCACCGGTGGAGTCGCCCCGGTGAGCACCCCATCGTGGCTTACCCCTCTAGCAGGACTGCTACTTTTTATCATTGATAGGCCATCAACATGGGAGACGCCGCTCTGTCGAGCATTACTGATCCGCGTATTGGGTACAGGGGTTGCGGCCATCGCGTTAGTCGCTTTTGATACAGTTGCTGCCACCCACTATGGATCTCAACATTGGAGTGAGACGCTCCTATCTCTCGGTCTCGGCTGGATTGCCTTCACGGTCATGGCAGGACGGATGCTCATGAGGAGCTCAGCCCGATTTGCCACGCCTACTTTCACGAACAGGGATGCGATCCGTACGTACACGACATGGATTGGAATCTGCTTCGGGATTTTCTATATCCCCGCCACGGGGCTCGCCGCAGCTGGCACTCTTTTGATGGTATTTCCACTTTATGGAGCGTTTCTCACCGGCCTGGTTCTTTTGATTGTTGACCCGCCACAACGATGGCCGCAACGTAGAGTGAGA